CGGAAGCTCGCGGGCTATCTGCGCCATGCTCATCTTCACGCTGTTCAGTTTCGGTGCGGGGTCATTGCCTATGACGGGTGTCTCGCCCGCCCGTCTTTTGGCAGCCTCGTATTCCTTAAGCTGTTCCTTCAACCCGCCGATGGCACCCTTCAGCGCCTGGATGTCAGCCATCTCCCTCTCACCGGCAAGCCCTTGTTTCTGGAGATTCTTATACTCCTTCTCCAGATCTTTCAGTTCCAGTTTCAGATGCCCGATCATCCGCCTGGTGAAAGCCTCCATGTTGGCCACGTTGCCTTCCACCGACCTCATGCCCGCCAGCGTCTTGTCATCCAGGAATATTTCAAGTTTAATGGGATTCATCAGCGTTTTCCTCCTCGTCAAGCAATTGTTGTAAATAGTCTGCCGGAGATATGTCCGGCTGCCCGTTGCGGCTTCTCCTCTCGGCAACCATCTCCTGCGTGGTCTTCTTCCTTCCCGGCACATGGCGGGGGAAGTCCTGCCACATCAGCATCAGCATCGGGTAGTTCACACCGCGCATGATGTAGTCCACACTCCAGCCCGTGTCACGGGCTATCTGTCCCACGAGACCGAACGGGCTATGGGCGGGCTCCGTGTACCCCTTTAACTCCCGTTCTGTTTTCTTTGGCTCAGATTGGGCGCTGTCAGGCTCATCACCTCTGCCAATCTGATAGTACTCCCGAAAGGGACCGTGCTCATCGTGCTCAGGGCGATCATCCATGCCTCCTCCAGGGCGGCGGGGTGCATGCAGTTGCGCAGCATCCATGCCACCGGACGGTTCAGAAGCCTGCCCGACACCCTGCCGCGGACGATGGCATATGCCACCATGCGGCTCACTGTTTTGGTATGCTTCACCATAAACTCCAGCTTCTGTTCAAAAGTGTAGGCCCTGAGTTCCTCGTGTGTCACACCCAGTTTCAGATACATCCGTGCCATGCGGCAGCGGCTTTCCAGGGTTGGTATCCGCATCACCCAGCGGATGTGTCTCCCTCCGGGAAGCCGCAGCGGAAGGGAGATGCCGGCATCCGACATGACCCTCTCCGCAAGGGATTCCATTTCAAAGTTCGGTTTCATGGGCAGCCCCCCATTAGCCTGCAGCCTCGGTACCCGTATCCGGGTCGATGCCCTTGGCGAAGAGCTTCATGCGCTTGCCCTCGGCATCCTTCAGCAGCTCGATGTTCAGGGAAAGCCCCAGCACGTTGGAGGAGTTGATGCCGTTAGCAAAGTCACTGCCGGTCACCTTGGCATTGTAGAAGCGCAGGGTCTCGCCGCTGTCGGCAACCACGTCCATCACGCCCGTGGCTTCCCAGTTCTCGGGGGGCTCCCAGTTGTTCTTGGCGTCCTTCGTGCCGCCGATGGTGTTCACCAGGCTCTCGGCGTTCAACTCTATCAGGGTGCAGGTGAATGCCTTCTTGCCGGGATTGGTGGTGAGTGTCATTACCGGGCCGTCCTTCACCTGCGCGGCGTAGATGTCCGTGGTACTCGGGGCGCTCCCGGCAGGCTGCAGGCCTTCCTCGCTGATAAGGCCGATTTCCTTCTCCTTGAATTTGAGGTGCGCCAGTCCGTAAATTAATCCGTCCATAAATTCTTTTGTTTTTTAAGTTCTGTTCAATCGCCGTTTAATCAGTATCAGAAGAAGGACGGCAACGGCCAGCCGACCTGTCCATATTTGAAACCACTGCCAGCCGGTGGGTTCCCTTATCACCTCAGGAGGCAGGGTCTCTACCGCTGAGGATGTCTCGTTGCGGATACGTGTCAGTTCTTCCGTCAGCATTATTACCTGGCGTGCCAGACTGTCGCAGGTGGCAGTCACCTCCAGGCTGTCTTCCGATATGCGGTTGACATTCACTGTTGCCTGCCCACTACGCTTACTGAAGCCCGTCCCCACAGGTATCGAGGTCAATATCTTCGTCGGAAATGCCGTCCTCGCCACACTGGGAGGAACGGGCTGCTGAAGGAGAGCGAACCCGCTTCTGCCTTGCAGGCTGTCGGTAACGAGGCTGTTCCGTGTCAATCGTCCCGGACTTCTGCAGCTCGTTACGGATAGGGCAATCGTTCCAGTGACGACAAGCAGTAGCGCGAGCCACCGTGCGGTCCAGTCGGGCGATGGCCCGGTAAAGTTTTCTGTTCTCATTGATGGAACTCATTAAGTCCGAACGGAGATTCTGAATGTTGTCCATATAAGCAGCATCCACGTCTCCGCTGTTGCGGGCCTTTGAAAGGCGGCGGTTGAAGAACCAGCCCAAAGCGGTTCCGATTGCCGCACCCAGTCCCGCGGGAAAGAGGCTGCCTAATATCTGCATCAAAGTATCCATCCGTTTTTGTTTTTTTAATTTCTTGATTGATTAGAGCAGGCTCCAGCCGGCTTCCACGTCCGCCATCACTGCCGGAACACCGTTTTCAACCTGCGACATCGCAGCCGCAAAGGCACACATCGTACCCCGGTCGTCCACATCGGGCACATGGCTTGCCGGCACCTGCATCTCCCTGCACACACGGCTGATGTAGCCGTTCGTGTTGTTCTCTGTGGGCGGTGCCCAACGGCGGATAAAGTCGGCAATGGTGCGGCAACCGTATTTGCGGCGGTAGTTCTGCAACAACTTAAGACCGGCACGGTAGCCGTGGGCCATCGTCCTGAACTGGCAGAACGAACGGTCCTGCGAAGGCCGGATTTCCCCCTGCCACACGGTGGTGGCAGAGAGACGGATATTCAGCGGGTTATTGTTGCGTAGTCCTCTGCTCATCACTATGCCTCCAGTTCTTCACCCGCATCCTCCGGAAGCGGACCAGCCTTCTCCTCTTCAGCCTTTGCGGCAGCCGCGGCAGCTTCACGACGAATCTGCGCCCAGTGCTTGTCCGCTGTCACCTCCGCGTCGGAAGTCTGTGCCGTCTTGCCATCATAACTGTAGATGGCACCGATAGCCTCCTGCTTCTTCGGCATCGTGATTTCGTAGTGGCGGAAGTTTACAAGACTCTCCTGGGTCTGCGGATTGGTACGCGCCTCGTTATAGTACATCTTCGTGGAACCCTGGGCACGGAACATGCGGGGCACGTAGAAGGCAACGGACGCCTGCATGTCCGTCTCGGCGGGAGAAGTCCCGAAAGGAACCTTCACCCCGGCATTGGTGAAGTACGGGCAATTTACAAATTCATAAATCTCGAAACCGTACATGTTCGTCACCTTGCCGGTGGTGTAGTTGTAGTACTGCTCACGGAACTTCTGGTCTTCTTCCAGCAAGTCGTTGATATGGTCGGGACAAAGCACCAGACGACGTCCGTCGGTAGGAACCTCCGCCTTGTCGAAAGCTCGTTTCAGGGCGATGACATCCTTGCGTGTCATCTTCTTGCGGCCCGTAGCGTCAGCCTCACCCGAAGTGGGGACTACTGGGGTGGTTTTCGTATTGCTGTAAGGGGACAGCGCATGGATGGCCTTCTTGTACTTGGCCGTGTCAATGGCATTGCTGTGGCGCTGCACATCGGTGGAGAACTTGTCATAGGAAATGGCATACAACTGGTCGTCCGTCACGCGGGTCGCCTTCGTCTGGTATTTGTCCAGGCCGATGGGAATATCACCTTCCGTAAGATTCTGGACCGGAATCGGATAGGTGGTATTGTTTATCAGCACATCCGGATCACCTCCCACATCCACCAGATGGATGACCTCATTCTCGGCCTTGGCCGAATAGTCGGGAATCCCGTTCAGAAAACTCGCCGCCAGCCCCGCATTCAGGCGTTTTACCAGCTCACCGGTCCACACCTCAGTATATACGCCCTCAAAGGCTGCGCCCAGGGGCATGAAGTTTCCAAGCACAGCCGGAACAACCGCCCCGGTCGCTGCGCCATAAGCGGGATCCATTCCCACCACATTCGCCAGGACGACGCCCATCAGGACGTTGAACAGCGTTCCGCAAATAAATTTCATCATGTCGTTTTACGATTTTACAAGTTACTATTACTGTTTCTCCTCTCTCAGAACTTAGGGCAGTCTATGCCGTATTCCGCCTTGTACAGCTCACGGTATCTGGCCGGGTCGTTCTCGCGCATCAGCTTCAGCTGCGATTCCGGCACCTCGCTCAGTTTGCCCCACTGTCCCGATGCCATGCCGGCACTCGACGCACCGCCTCCACCGGTGTTAAGCAACTGCATCGGCTTGGTGGCGGTAGCCATGCTGTCCAGTGTCAGTTTCAAGGAGTCCGCTCCCATTGTCTTGCCCAGACCGATGAAGTGTTCCCTCTTGTCCGCATTGAACTTTCCTGCCTTGATGGCTTCATCCACCATCTGCGTCACACTTGCCAGCCTGATCTCGTCCAGCTGCTTGCGCAGTTCCATGTTTGCGGTCTGATGTCCTTGCAGGATACCTATCCTGGCAAGGATCTCCGTTTCTGTCGCCGTCTCCGGCAGGCCCAGCTTCAGGGCGATAGCTTTAAAATCTGCATTCATAGTCTCTTTTGTTTTTGAGTTATTGCTTGGCGGGGTTTGTCCGCCGTCTGTTTTCAGAAGGGGCAGTGCGGTGCAGTCTTCGCCGGTGGCAAGTTTCAACTCATCGCCCCGGTAAGAGAGCATGACTATATTGTCGTCATTACCGCCCATATCCACCATACTGACCTCCATCAGCCTGCACCTCGTGATGGTCGGACGTGTCTGTCCGGGTTTCAGCAGTACGGGGTCGTCACTCGACTCCACGATTTCAAAATAAGGGCTGCACATCTTCAGAGTACCTTTGTCCCATTGCTGCTTTGCCAGTTTCGACTCGTCACGGACTTCATCAAAGTAGGGTTCACCGGTGATTTCGGCACCTTCCACTTTCAAATCCCTAATATTTCCGATAATGATACCCCTCCAGTGCATCCACAGCATGACGGGATTTCTCCGGAACTGCTCCAAATCCACCCCGTCAGTCTTTACCCAGGTGCCGAAGCAGTTCAATGTCTCGTTTGATATCCTGATTCTTTTAGCCATGATTTCCGTCTCATTTTGTCGCAAACTTACAGCTACACCCATAACCGCACAAAAAAGTGTGTAACGGTTGCCCTCAAGTGTGCAACCGTTTTGTAACTGTGTGCAAGCATTGCGCCGTTTTTTCGTGCCCCGCACCACACTTCGCAACTTTGCCACTGTAAACAAGAAATTTCAAGGTATATGGCAAACAGTAAGGACAAGCAGAAATCGGTGGCGAAGCACCTCTACATGAAAGGGACCCCCACCGCACAGATTGTGGAACTCACCGGAGTGAGCCGCCAGTCCGTCAGCCGGTGGCTGAACACTGAAGGCTGGAAAGAGGAACGCGCCGCACGCGAAATGAGCAAGGAATCCATCACCTCCAAAACCCTTTCCAAACTGGGGGACGCCATCGACAAGGCAGACGGTGACGAAAGAAGCATCGGGCGCATGGCTGACTCGCTGCTGAAATCCGTCAAAGCTATCAAGGAAATTAACTTGAGCACCACCATTGTGAACAAGGTGGATACACTCATAGAGTTTGAGAACTGGATGGTGACGCACCGGGACGAATATCCCGAGATAGACGACAAAATGCTTGTACTCATCAACCGTATGCACAGCGAATTCATGGGAATCAAATTCAAACAGAAATGACAGCGGAAGAAAAAAAAGAAGCACTGCTGCGGTGGAATGAGCACTGCCAGCGCCTGTTGCGCCTCACCTCAAAACGCAAACCGGAGACTGAAGCCGAACGGAAAAAGAACATCGCCCGTGCCTTGAAAGATTACGACTACTTCTGCCGGCGGTACCTGAGCCACTACTGCCAATGCCCCAATGCAAGATTCCACAACGAGGCCGCCCGTTACATCGAGAAGCACCGGGAAATGCGGGCCGTTTTCAAATGGCCGCGCGGACATGCCAAGTCCGTACACCTGGACGTGGGAATCCCCCTATGGCTGAAGTTCAAGGGGGAGCTGCACGTCATGGTATTGGTGGGGAAAAGCGAGGGCAATGCCGATGCCCTGTTGAGCGACCTGCAGGCGGAACTCCAGTTCAACCAGTACATTGTCGAAGACTTCGGCGAGCAATACAACTCCGGATGCTGGCAGGAGGGCGAATTCGTTACCAAGGACCAGTGCGCCTTCTTCAGCCGCGGACGCGGGCAGTCACCACGAGGACTGCGTTTTCGCGACAAGCGTCCGGACTATATCGTGGTGGATGACCTTGACGATGACGAGATGTGCCGTAGCGAGGCGCGTGTGCGAGAGATGACAAAATGGGTGAAGGAAGCCCTTTTCGGTTGTTTTGGCGGTAAGGAAGGACGCTTCATCATGGTGGGCAACCTCATCGGCAAGAACAGCGTGCTGCAAAAGATGACAGACAGCGACACCGTATATACCAGTACCGTCTATGCAATCGGCAAGGACGGGACTCCCGCCTGGCCGGAATGTTACACCATCGAACTGCTGCGCAGTCGTGAACGGTTCATGGGCTACCGAAGCTTCCAGAAGGAATACATGCACAATCCCATCACCGAAGGTGCGGTCTTCCAGGAACGCTGGATCCGGTGGAAGCGGATGCTCAAACTCCGCTACTATGAAAGCCTGGTGCTCTACATCGACCCCAGTTTCAAGGACAGCAGCAAGAACGACTACAAGGCCGCCAAGTTGTGGGGACGTCCACGCGCCGGATTGAAAACCGCCAGTCCCACAGAACTGCATTGCCTGCGTGCTTTTGTGCGTCAGTGCAGCGTGGGCGAAATGGTGCGATGGGTTTATGACCTTTGGGAGTCACTGTCCGAGGACGCCGCCGTCACCATCTACATGGAAGCCAACTTCATGCAGGATACCATATTGGACGAGTTCGAGCGTGAGGGCAGGCAGCGCGGCTACCAGGTGCCCGTCACCGCCGACAAGCGGAAGAAGCCGGACAAGTTCGCCCGCATCGAAGCCGTCAGCCCGCTGTGGGAACGCGGTCTGGTCTTTTACAACGAGAAACTGAAAAATGACAACGACATGAAGACCGGTATCGAACAGACCCTCGCCTTCGAGAAAGGAAGCCGCGCCCATGATGACGGCCCCGACGCTGATGAGGGTGCCATCTACAAACTGCAGAAGCAGGTGCGTGAGGAAAATTTCACACCGCGCATGGGAGTACGCCAGCCGCCCTCCCAAAGCTGGTGAAAATTAAGAGTTCATGCATCACTAAACATTAACCGCTAAACATTATCCCCATGTTCATTACGGAAGACGATTACATACAGATTGGAACGGAGGCATTGAGAATCATGCAACAGAGTTCACCCGACAACCGCCTGGCAGCGGAACAGCGTGCCTTGTCACGCATTGCATCGGCCCTGCGCGGGCGTTACGACATACAGAAGGCATTCGCCTGCGAAGGAGAACGGCGGGATGCCGAACTGGTGGGATGTGCGGTCGATATCGCCCTCTACCACATGTCAGCGTCGCTGCCCCAGAAGATGGGCTCCGAGGTGCGCGAGAAACGCTATAAGGATGCCATCGAATACTTGAAGGAGATACAGGCGGGACGTGTAATCCCCGACATTCCCACCGTCATGGGGCCGGACGGAGAAGAGGATTTCCATAACCCCATCCGCTACGGATCAGCCGCCAGGAACGAGTATATCTGGTAAGAAATATGGTTTTTCAATTATTCATTTTCAATTAACAAACTATGTCCAATCGCAATTACAAGAAACAGAACCCGGTAAGGATTGGCAGAGTAA